TATGATTCTAGATGCTCAGGTAGAAACTGTTTCGTTTCACCCATAGTCTGAATCTTTATAAGAAACTTTGACATGGTTTTTCTCTCCGCAAAAAAATTTTAGGGTGTGGATAGGGCAGTAGGGTTAGCATACTCCGAGCATCCGGTTGAGTCCTCATATTACTACAAGGACGATATCCACAAAAAAAATTCTGGGCAAATTTTAAAAAAGTTTACCAACTAAAACACTAGTCGATGCATATGCCCTTGTAAGGGGTGCGGTCCGTCCTAGGAACCCATACCCCGGATCACCTTTACCTAAACGACTACCTCTATGGTGCGCCTCTCCCAGGGTGCCATCTGGTAGGTGTCCACTAGGAGATCAAACGCTAGGTCCTTCTCACTATCTGGTAGGTAGGTATCTATATAGAAGTCCGCTTGGACAAAGTTCCAATTAATAGAGCCATCCTCATTGAGGTTCTCTTCATTGGTGACTGCACGATTAAAGGTTCGTGCTACCTCTGCTGGGATCCTCTTAAACAAGTTCATACTCCTTGTTCCACTGACCAATGTTGATGTCGGTATAATGACTCCTATGGAAGTAGTCAGTCATAGCGTCATCATTATTAAAGTATTCGGGACCCTTCATTGCTTCTAACAGTTCTAGAAGAAAGGCTTGTGCTTTACCGGTCCAATGCTCATTGATCCAGTACTCGTTTACTTGGTAATGGGAGTTTTGCGCCTTGAAGTCGATGGCGCCACTCTTAATGTTCACCACTAGGGTGGAATGGTTGCGAACAGCCAGGCTAGCCTTCACGCTGTACTTCTTTAGGACAGCCTTGATGGCGGGCGCTAGTTGTTTCTTCATTTCTTGTGATACGTAAGCCATGTTTTAGTAACCTCTCTCAATTGATTATGTATACATTATAGCATACTGGACAGGAAAGTCAAGTCTTTTTTACAAGTATTCTGGACCAGTCCATCGTACCCAAGAGAAGTCTTCTTGGAGGATGTTTCCACGTGGCTTGTTTCGCGCAGGAGCTGCCCAACTGGCAGCCTTAAGGATATCACCCTGCTTAAACAGTTTGTCGGACTCGGTCTTCACAATGAATCCCCACACACTGCCACCAGTGATGATCTTAATGTACTTGCTACCTTCAGCAATCTGAATCGCATCAGCAAACTCTTGGACACGCTCTGCTTTGGTGTCTTCATCACCATATGGAGTTCGTGAGTTCCACTGCTGGTAGTCTAAAACAATCTTTTCTTTAAGGGTTTGAAGTAGTTCTTGCATGGTATCTCTCTCTTCTCTCAGTTTATGTATACATTATACAACAGAAATGACCCTTTGTCAACCACTTTATTCAATTAATTTCAAATTAGTTCTATTCTTTAAGGGCTACACACCCTATTATACACACCTCCACGCGGATGTCAAGTCTTTTTTCGGGTATGGACCAACCTTTTTTGGGGGTTGACAATAGGATCCACCTGTGCTATACTGGTAGATACGGTAAAATTTGGCGCAGATACCAAGGCTTGGCGGAGGTCCCACGAATTAAGACAGACGCTTTTTCGGTGGATCGTGTGGAAATCAGTTCAAGTATAGAACTCATGGTCCACTGGTGGAAAAACGTGGTATTGCTCTTCTCTATAGAGAGGTACCCTTTCGATATCTATAGGTACACCCATTGTTCTATACTGTTGTTGCTGTTTCATAAACAATGCGAGTATAAAAAGGACCAAAAAAACTACACCACACAGCAATAAAGTAATCATATTCTGCGCTTTATCTGTTTCATTACCCATAGGCAGCCTTCTCTTATGGCGTATATTCTGCATCTCACACCATTGTGCATAGGTAATCAGTTCTTTATTGTTCTCTTCTAGATAGAATAAATGGTCGTGATAGTCTTTTCTATGATATTTCATTTAAATATTTACTCCACTTATCATCTATGAATTCTCTATTGTTATCAATGTATTGGGTGAAGGTGTATGGCGCGTCTTTATATTGGCGTCTTTCGTCACAGTTTTCTAGATAGAGAAGGTATATAAAGTTTTCTTTTTCTTCTTCCATTTGGCGTTTGAGGTGTGTTCTTCTGCTCAATGTTCTATACTCCGATAGAAGGAATGACGTTCAATGTCTGATTCCTCTGTTGCGATTCCATATTGTATTTCGATTATATGACATGGCACGGGTGTCTCATTGTATACTTGATGCCATTGTCCAGCTTCCACAGTGAAAGTCTCTTCTGCTTGGAGTGTTTTGACTATGGTATTCTGTTTATCTGCGTCTGTCACAAGGTCATTTATATCGTATGTGGGTATGGAAATTTTGACTTTACAGGATCCCTTACTGACGAACCACTGTTCTGAGCGTTTAAAATGGCGCTGATAGCTGATTCCTTTGTTCGGTTGAATGACTAACTCTTTGACTTTAACCGAATCGTCTTGCCATAATACGGAATAATGACCCCATTCTCTCGGTACCGTCACCAAACTTGCAGTGTTATTGAGATAATTGGTGAGGATCTGGGTGCTGGATTCCGTCTTTTCTCCGCCCACGTTAAATGCGTACTCCACACCAGCGATGTTTCCTTCTGGTATATTCGCTTCTGTGCGATCTCCACCATTGCAGAATATGATTTTTTCGCTATATAGCTTGTCTGATACCAGGTCTTCTAGCCCGTTTCGTGCTGATCCGTCGCTATCGTCATGGGCAAATACGCGAGGTCTGCAACCCAGTCCCTCAAGGATCGCTTTGCGTTCTTCGAATGGTAGGAAAGCGGTTCCCTTCTTCCGTATGAGCCAATCGTCTGAGTTGAGAAGAACCACTAATTCGTGCCCTAGTTCTGATGCGCTCTCTAGGTAGGCTATATGTCCGCTATGGAGAGGGTCAAATCCACCTGACACCACAGCGATTCTGTACACATTTCTATTCATGTTCATACACCTCACTATCGATCATACCATAGGTGATATGCTTTTTTCCGCGCTTCATTACCAGTGTACCACCATCAAATGATACCACTTTCTCTTTGGTATTCTTCAGAAGCCAGTCACGAAAATCCGTCAAACTGTTATGGCGTGTCTTTCTGACTTCGAATGTGGATACGTTTTTCCCAGCCATTGTAATCTCTTCTATCGTTCTATGACATCCTATACAGGTGTCCATGTCATCCAATTTGCAAATGCCTATACACTTTCTTGAGGTGGACTCCTCTAGTTCAAGGCTACTGATCTTTTCGGCTCTGTCTGAATTTACGAACCGTACCATTGTAATAAAGCATCTTGTACCATGGTGTATTTCTTGCCATTTTTGGTATGGTGTACTCCCAACCTTGTCCTTCTTTGTCTATCCATATCACATGATGTCCGAACCATCGCTGTGAATTGTACCATCTCGCTGTACCACCTCGGGTAATCAGTTGTTCTAGTGTCCAGAAATAACAATTACTTTTGTCTGTAAATAGCCGAACAGGCCATGACCAGAAAAAAATAACCATTAGTGTTGTAGTAAAGGCTACCCTGAGTATTTTCTCCATGCGCTGACATCATTCTCCTTAAATATGTGGTATATAGCTGGTGTTGTTTTCGGTATATTGGGTATAGAAATATTGGTATAGGTGTTCATGCCATTTCGCTGAAAAGTGTTTCAGGTCTCTAGCCTTACTAGCAGTTTCTATACTGATAGATTCTGGCACCTGGTACGGGGATGCTACAAGAAATCTAGAATGGTAATGGAGTGATAGACCCTTCAATGCCCATAGATTTTTTGCAGTGTTTACCATCTCTTCCTGTGGTGAGATAAAGATTTCTTCTATAAGCTGATGTTGATTTGTGGTAATGGTACTTCTGACTCCGTACTGTAACCATGTATTACCCTCGTCTATCATATCAGCGTTTATAGATGGTTGTTTCCATAACTCTCTTCTCAGCCCAGGTGGCAAGAGTAAGCATATCAGTTTTGGTTTCAGTATAGGTGCCCAAGCCATAGCTGTCCTGACACAAGAATCCAAAGACCCACCAGGCTGTCCAAAATTGATACAGGTAAATGTATTATGCGTTTGATCAAGAGACTGCTGGAATAGATATGGTATGGTGTGCTTCTCATGAATACCTACACCAAACATATTACTGCACCCTAGAAAGAATGCACACTTATGTCCGATTCGAGTAGGTATGATATGGTCGTTTCTATAACCATTTTTATTGATTCTATATAAGATTTCTTTTGGTTCGTCTTTGGTACCAGATTTGATCCAACCACTTTCCTGAAGTTTCTTCAAGTTGTGCTTTACATTGTGGTCCCAGTTCTCCGGGGTGTCACTAGGAAACCATTGTCTAATTTCTGGTTGGTTTGTCTTTGCACCATCTGAGGAACTGTTTAGAAAAATGTCATCCGATAACTTACTCACTTAGCCTTCTCTACTTACTTTTCTCAACCAGTTTTCGTAATTCCACGGTCCCTTGTCGACCATCTCATTGACTTCATCTTCGCCCAATTTGCTTTTGAAAAACTCTTTCATGAGATTCATACCGACTACACCGCCTACATTTAAACCATATGCTTTACCAGATGCATATGAACAGATAATTCCCACACAAAAAAGTGCGAGATACAGCAGGTCTTTACCTGCAATTAAATCAACCATTTATTTATTACTCCGTAATTAGGGTGTAAATTTCTTCCCAGTTTCTTACCACTTTGATCTCTTCTGGTAAGTTTAAGTTCATGTTGTGGGTGTGTTCTACTAGAATACTGTTATATCCCAACTCGTTTCCAACAAGCGCATTTGCTGGCTTGTCTTCTACCCACCAACATCCATAATATTTATTAGAAAGTTCCATCAAGATTTCATCTTTGTCATCACCACACCCTAGGATGTGATACTCTGCAAAGGTGTGTTCTCCAAATAGCTTTTTCAAGTTACCAATTCTCAACTTTTGAGCAAACGGATCGCTACTCATACTGGTAACCGCAATAAACTGGTACCCATGCTTTTCTGCAAGCATTTTGATATACCACTGGGCATCTCTCAGTGGAGGTAAAAACCCCATGGCGGCACTAGCATTGAATTCAGCGACTAATCTTTTACCAGTCTCTCTGTCAAGTCCGTACCATTCGTTGACGTTGTAGAGTTCTTTATAGTTCTCTACGGCAGGCTCTAACGTTCTGTGGTGCATCCACATGAAAAAGGCTTGTTCCCAATCGAGGCATACTCCGTCACAATCGACCAGTATGTACTTTTCTCGATTATCCGTATTTTGCATAACCAGTTCCTCCAAGTTTTACCTCTGCTAATTCGAGGCAATACTTATCACATTCTCGCTTGAGTGACACATATTCTTGGATAGAAATATCAGGACTCTTCATTGCGGTGTTTAATTTGGTAATAATTAACTCAAGTGTTTCTCTATTTTTCATTACAAACTCCAATTTAATAACATATTATAGCAGGATATAGGCTTTTGTCAAGCAGTTTCTTGCTGATACCATGTAGGTACATCACGTTTTTTCCACACTGCAAACCCAGACTTTTCACCAATGTAGTACTTACGATACGCCTCGATGGAGTCATCGGACTTGTACTGATCTGGCATAGCTGGTGTGGGTTGAGTAAACCCTAGGTCTGGTATGTTGGTAGGTGAGTCTCGTAGGACGTGTACCATTTTAGCACAACCATGAATCTTTTCATAGCGATGGGTGTATTCATCAAGGGTAGCAAGGAACAACTGGTACAACCAATCATAGTTCTGCTTTGATGCTCGACACCAAATATTGGATGGATGGTTCACATGGGATGCTTTGTATAGGATGTCATCTCGACTGGCATCTGGGTGGCGCCATCGCTTGATCTTGCGACCATTTGCGGTCTTGTCATACCACTCAACACCGTCAAGTACTCGGTGTGCGGTAGATAGTAGTTGTGCATACTCGACATTCATCTTGACCACGTGCTTGTCTACGTGGTACTCTGCGGCGAGTGTTGGGTTTTCGTGTAAATAAAATACGTTCAATTATACCTCCATATAGCTATACTCTGAATGAGTGCCATTCTTAATAGCAGTATACTCTTCTTCGCCAAAAAAGTCAAGTGCTGATTTACCATCTTGAAAAGAAATTGACTTACCATAAGAGTTACTGACTACAGAACCAGAACAGTCGGACACGGAACTTATAAATTCCTGATCCACATTGACGGTCTCACCGGCATCACGAAAAATGATACCTTGGTAATTAAAACCATCATCCAAAAGAATTGTATGGGACACCTTACCGCCATACTGTACGCGGCTATTTACTACAACACCTGAAACTGGTTGATCACCATCCAGGTACCCTGCGGTGACTTGCATACCCTGCAAGTTCCACCCATATTTATTATTCATCATGCGGCTGCCCTCAGTTCGCTAAGATACTCACAAGCCTCTGCCCATGGCAGTATCTTGCCGTTGGTAAATTCTAGTGAACATTTATAATCTTCCTGCTCACCATTGACTAGTTTCCACGCGGAATACTTTTTGGCAATTTCTGGTGCCATGTAGCCGTACTCACCATTCACTTCGGTCTGAAGTGCTAACCACGCATCGGACATAACATCTGGTCCAATATTAATAGCTGACTCCCATGGATCCATGATGACCTTGTCACAATCGTCCAGCAGTTCTGAATCGATTACATACTCTTGCCAAGACTCGTTGGATAGGGTAATCGCTTTAGTGGCGGCATCCCAAAATTCTGGGTCTGTTGCTTGTTCAACGGACACCAGTTCAACGACATAGGTATTACCACCTTTCATCTTCCAATGTTGAGGACAAGAACCCTTACCATCCCAGTCATGGGCACCGTAGTTTTCTTCGATTTGAGTATAGATAGCGATTTTCATAGATTACTCCGTTTAGATAGCTTTCCAGTTGTCAGATGAACAATTCTTGATTGCTTCAAAGTACATAGTTCTGGCATCATCGTTATTAGCGAACCCATACTCACTAGCAAAGTCCATTGATGAAGAAGCCATAACCTCGTCAGAAAGTCCATTCTCAGAAATGATTTCTTGGCACTCAGCGGCAGTCTTACCGTAACCAACTTCACACCAGATTGCATCACCGGCAGCCCCATAGAACTGGATTCCACCGTTATTCGCACTTACATAATCTATTAACATTTGATCTCCTCTCTCATTTACAAGTATATTATGCACCATTCCTGGGCAAAAGTCAACCCTTTTTCGCATATAAATAGAAGAAAATTGATAATATTTTACAGGATTATTACATTATGCCTCGTTCCACTCGCTTCTTCCTCTTCCAGCACCGAAAAGAGTACTGGATAGTCGATGAAGATTCACTTCAGCAAGTACCTAAACCAAGGGAGATGATCATTAAGAAATCATCTGTCGAGGATGTACGTGATTATGTAATCACACTGAATACTGCCAACTTGCCAATAGTAGATAAGTGCCGAGACCGTACCGCATGGCATACACCAGAAGGTAGGGAGAGAATTAGACAAGCCAAATTAGGAAATAAGCACCCAGCCACAAGTGGGTTAAAAGAAGATCATAAAAAGAAAATATCTGCTACCATGACTGGCACCAGGGGTGGTGAATTTAACCCGATGTACGGTCGTAGGCACTCACAAGATACCATAAACAAAATTAGGATGAAGGCTTTCCAAAGACCAAAAAGAAAATGGTGCGTTGAACCGAATGGCAAGAGGCACCTAGTCTTATTAGAATTTGAATTACCAGATAAGTGGCAATGGGGTAGATTCTATGATCCTTATAAACCTATGGCTCAATAGGTACCCATGTATCACCACCCAATCCACCTGGTACACCATCAGCATTTGAATCTAATAAAGTCCGTTCAATCTGCCTAGGCGCAACATCTTCCAATGCACTGAGTAGATCATTGTAGTGTGCCACTTGACCCAATTCAGTTTCAAGAGTAGCAATCATGTCAGGATGCTCTGCAACTGCGGCTGGTTTATCCAAAATTAAAAGTGCATTCAAGATATGTTTTTGTTTTGCACCTTCAAAATAAGCCCTCGCGGCTTTGACAATCTCAATTTTCATTACTTCTCCTTTTTGGCTTTAGATTTGCGTTTTGCTTTTGGTTTATTGTATTCGGTAATACCCAGTGTAGGTAGTATCTTTTCTAATTTTGGATATATTTCCAGAAGTTTGTTATCTTTAACCGCAGTCAAGACTTTAGCTTCTGCATGGTGTAGTCCTTCCAAAATTTGCACCCACACACTTTCTCGTTTGGCTTGTGATATATTGTGAATTGGTGCGTCTGGATTTATAAAACCAGAGATTCTACGCCATTCAAGGTTAATGGTAGTATTACCCATACCTTCTGGAATATCTTCTTTGATCTGTACTGTGCTTGGCATACCTTCTGGTATACCGAAGTCTGGCTTTTCTGCTCCTACACCAATTCTAACAACTGGTACAAGGCACTGTGTGGTACTAGCCCACTCTTTTAATCTACCGACTTGATCATCAACGGACTTTGCTTCAAGTACCCATGTCAAACCTTCGTCAACTTGTCTAAACTTCTTCATATCAACTCCACTATTTTATATTAACAATATTATTTAGTCATCTTCATAGCCAATTATCCACCAGACCACAAATAAGATACCAAATAAAATGCACATAGAAATCTGAAAAAGATCCATTAAAAGTCCTGTATGACATTCATCATGCCAGTTAATTGATATTTGACGAAATAATTAAACATATCACCACGACCTTGACCAAGCTGGCACTCATAACTCTCAACTACCTCTTCACAGATAGAGGTAGGAGTCATGGAGAGATCGACCAGTGCTTTGTTTCTGGTGTACCCATGTGCCATATCACCCGTAATCCACTCTTCTGGTGGTTTTGCTTTCCACTCTGCTAATAGAGTCTTACGAATAGGTCTCTGGCGCTTGCCTTCTACAAAAGTATCATCGTCACTTAGTATGTTAGGTACACCATCACCCTTGTCACCGGTAATGATGTGTTCCATTATTACATGGTCAGCAGGCTCAGTAATTTTTACAAGGCGCTTCTTACCAGGTGAATATTGTGATACGTTGCTGTACTTCTGTAATTGGTTAAAGTCATGGTCACCAGAAATAATCATAAATGGTTTTGGTTCTTGAAACAGAGGGTGTTCAGTTAAGTCATTAGTCTGGCTATAGGTAGCCAGAGCACCAATCACATCATCTGCCTCTGCACCATGCACATTGATTACAGGGTAAGGCATGAATTCATCAATCTCATCTCGCACCGCATTGAGTGCTTCAAAGATAGAGTTCCAATCTAATCCACTTGCATCTCTACCTTTCTTACGACCAGCTTTGTACTGTGGAAAGATTTCTCTTCGCCAGTAGTGTCGATTGTC